GCATGTGCAGCGAAAGTTAAAGTAGTTTCTGCTGTGATATTTACAATCGAATCAGGTCCTGCAGTAACAAATCCTCTTTGAGATTTTACTGGTCCTGAAAATGTAGTTGTTGCCATAGTATCCTCCTAGTTATGTTCATATAGTCTCTAGGCCGTCGACTATACTCGTCTATATGAACTTGTTTGTATAGTGTTTAAATTATATATTAGATTTTAGTAGAGTGCAAGAGAGCCTGTAGTGCGGATTAGTTTTTCCAACGATGTAGCTTTTTATTAAGTAGCTACTGAAACTTCTGGTGCAGAGCCTTCTATTTTATTTAGCAAATGCTCTTTTTGAGCCTCTGCCATTTTAATATGGCTAATTACTTCTCTGACTCTTCTGTCAATCTTAACCATATTGAGAGTATATCTACCCTCTTTAAGATGCTCCTGCTCCCATTCGAGATCTAGACCTCTCTTCTTCGTGTAAAGGTCGTTTAGATGTTGCATCATGTTCTCCATCGATAACCTCCTCATAGGTTATTCTGTTTATCTTGGGATCGTTCATTTCTCCAAGATACTCCCAATGTATATCATTTTTTCCTAGTCTGTCAAGGATAGCATTTTCTAAAGATTGAGGATTATCTTCTGACGTAACTTCAAATTTTCCGTGATATTTATAAGCGTAAATGTTTACTAGGAATTTTTTCATTGTCTCACCAATTTTATTTATAAATGGGGCGGTTTTAAGACCGCCCCATAAATTAGGTATTACGCACCTTCTACACCGAAGATACCTCTAGGGTCTGATACTCCAAATGAGTATCTTTCTCTAGCTTTGTATCTTACGTTGCCAGTGTCGAAATCACCTTCCATTGCAGTTGTCAACGGAGCTCTTGTGAACATTTTCATACCGTTTGGTACGTCTGTAATGATATAGAACGCATCTGTATCAGTTAGGTAATTGTTCACTCTATAACCTTGAGGAACCATACCCATAGATACGATTGCATTTATATCGTTATCAGCTGTTCCAGTTCTACCTTGAGACTTCATAAGTCTCTCAGCTGTAAACTGAAGCTCTGAAGGGATAATCATTTTTATCCCTCTCGCTGCAATTCTAAGACCTCTTTCGTCAGTCATAGCTGCAATGTCAATCATTGACTGCTCTAATGACGTTTCGTTAAGATCTGCTTGAGTCGTTAGCGTGTTCTTGAAAGAACCTGCTACCGTTGTGTGCGAAGTGTTAAATAAGCTGACACCATCACCTGACTTAAATGTGTTAGTTGATGGTAAACCATTAATTAATGGCTCAACTGCTTTAACTTGTTTCGCATTACTCATAGATCTTGCTAAAGCTTTTGTGT